GAGCCGAAAAAAGTACGCTCGAATTGGCCAGAAGTTTTTTTTACGAGGATGCCTCACTGTGAAAGGCCGCAAGGCGCAGCCAGCGTTGAACGATGCGAAGGTCGATCCGGCCAAGCGCACTCGTCGCACGAAGGCGCAGAAGGCGATCGAGGCCGTCGAGCAGCGCGCGCAGCTCGCGCGCGATCGCGCTGCGCAGTTTGCGGCCGGTCAGAGCGACGTGACGATGCCGGCGTTCCTCGCGGAGAATCCGCAGTATGCTGGCGCTGCCGCCGTCTGGCGCTATCACGTCGACCTGTTGAAGCAGCGCAACTTCTGGGGTCCGGCGTTCATCGGACCGTTCACCGGGTTCTGCATCTACTACGACGAGTTCCTGGCTGCCGATCGCGAGGTGAAGGAGAAGGGCTGGGGCATCGAGGGCAAATCAACATCGGGCGGACAGCGGTTCTGGAAAAATCCAGCGGTTGAGGTGCGCGATCATGCTTTCGCGCGGGTGCTTGAGCTTTCGACGCGGTACGCATTCACGCCGCTCGACCTCTACAAGTTGGAACGCGAGTCCGCCGCGGCGCGTGGCGGTCGCGGTCCTGGCGAACAGCTCCCACTATCCGAGGATGGTGCGTCGGTGCCCGATCAGCCAGTCGCCGCGGCAGATGACAGCTTCGCGCCTGGTGCGATGACCGCCTTCGATGGCGAGCCGCCGCCAGACCACTACAACTGATCGGCGATGTCGGATACGGCAGTCGCCGCGCCCGTGCTGGTTGCTGAGCCCGAATGGGTGACACGCGCCGCGGACGAAAGCGGATGGAAATGGGTCCGGATCAACTGGCAGCGTGCGTGCGCGCAGCCGGGGTTCTGGTACGACGAAAGAAAGGCTGACGGCGCCGTCGCCCGCTTTCCGAAATACTTCAAGCTGACGATCCTGCATTTTGCGGGCGTGCCATTCAAACCGTCGTTCTGGCAGGAATGCATCATTCGTCTGCTGTTCGGCTGCAAGATCCCGGCGGAGATCATTGATCCCCGCACGCATCGCAAGTCACGGCGCTGGGTGCGGTTGTTTCGTGAGCTGCGGTTATGGGTGCCGCGCAAGGCCGGCAAGACCGAGTTTCTCGCCGCGCTGGCATTGTTGGTTTGGTATTACGAGGGGCTGATCGGCGGTGAGGGCTACTGTTTCGCTCGCGATGAAAAGCAGGCGGCGCAAGTGTTCGGCCGGATGTCGGCGATGATCGGTTCGTCTGATCCGCTCAGCGCAGAGTTGCGGGTCTACACCGACAAGATTTGGTGTCAGTCGCTTCTGGCGCCATTCTTCCGGATTACGTCGAAGGCCGAAGGGAAGCACGGCCGCGTGCCTTACGTCACCGTCGGCGACGAAATGCACGAATGGAAGTCGCGCGACCTCGCCGACAATCTTCGACAGGGCGAGGGACCACACCTTCAGCCGCTTCGTCTGTACGCATCAACCGCCGGTCTGACGTCTCAGACGGTCGGGCGCGAGATGTTCGACGAGAGCGTCAAAATTCTGGAGGGATCGCTCGACGATCCGACCATTCTGGTCGCGATGTTCGCGGCCGACGTCGACGAAGATTGGAAGGACGAGAAACTCTGGGCCAAGGTCAATCCGAACCTCGGCCTCAGTCCGACCATCGCGTTCATGCGACAGGAGTTTACCAAGGCGCTCGCGAACCGCGCGGCCGAGGCGAAATTCCGGTGTTACCACCTCAACCAGTGGGTGGACGAAGTCCAAGCCTGGATACGTTTGCCGGAGTGGGATGCGTGTCTGGGCGAGAAAGACGGATGGCGCGAGTGGTTCGATTCGATCGAGGAAGGCCGCGACTGTGTCGCCAGCTTCGATGCGACCGAAACCCACGACTTCGCGTCGGTCTGTCTGCGCTTCCCGCCGATCTATCCCGGCGAGAAAACGAAGTATCTCTGGAAGTTCATGCTGCCCGAGCAAACCATCCTTGAGCGCGGGCAGCGCGAAAACCGCGCCGCCGAGTATCAGCGTTGGGTCGAAAGCGGCGCGCTGATTTCAATTCCGGGCGGTGTCTTTGAGCTCCGCTACGCCATCAAGGTGGTTCGTGAGGCCATGGCGCGCTGGAACGTGCTGCGCGTTGGTTACGATCCCTGGAATGCCACGGCATTCTACACCGAGTTGGTAAATCCGACGACCGACGATCGGCCGATCGCGGAGGACCTGTTCGTCAAGATGCGGTTTGGTCACCAGAGCCTTGGCGAGGCGACCAGGCGGTTCGAAACGGCGATCGGCGCCGGCGCGATGCATCACGGGGGCAACCCGGTGATGCGCATGATGGTGAAGCACTGTCACGTTCGGTTCGATGAGAACATGAACATCGTTCCGGCGAAGAAAAAATCGCGCAATGCGATCGATGGTGTTGTCGCCGCGGTAATGGCCGAGGCGCTCGCTGCGGCCTCGGCCGAGGGGCCGTCCGTCTATGAAACACGTGGGCTAGTCGAGATCGACATCTGATGGGTTATTTCAGCACGCTCGCACAGGCGATCATCGGCCGGCAGGAAAATGCCGGTGCCGATCGCGATCTGTCTGCCGTCCGCTTCGGACCTTCAGATGGCGTCGGCGATGACCGTGGATGGCTTGTCCGCGCCATCGAGGGCCGAAAGAGCAAGTCATCGATTCAGGTCAGCGAATTTATCGCTCTGCACCTTCCTGTCGTTTGGGCCTGCGTCAATCGCATCGGCAATCCGGTGGCGCGCTTCCCGGTGAAGATCATGCAGCCGAGGGCAAGCGGCTCCGGTTCTGTCGAAGTAACGCAGCACCCGATGTCGGGCATCAGCCTACGGATGAACGAGCGTATGTCTTCGCGTAACGTTCGCAAAACCGTACAGGGTCATGCGTTACTGTGGGGTAACGGCTATTGCGAGATCCAGCGCAACCAGGCCGGCGAGGCGATCGGCCTGTGGCCGTTGATGCCGTGGGCGACAGGCCCCCGGATCGAGGGTGGCGATTTTTTCTATCGCACCACGATCGAGGGTCGGCAGTATCGGCTGGAGTCGCAAGATGTCGTTCACATCATGGATCTGTCGACCGACGGCTATATCGGCAAGTCGCAGATCACGATGGCGCGTGAGGCGATCGGCATGGCGCTGGCGATGGAAGAATTCGGCGCCAAATTCTTCGCCAATGACGCCAAGTCCGGCGGTTTCTTGATGCATCCCGGTCGCCTGTCGACACAGGCGCAGACGAACCTTAGCAACCCCGCGAAGAAGGGTGAGCGAACCGATGGCGGCGCCTCGCTGGAAAAGCAGGGCGGCCTGAATAACGCTCACCGCGTCAAGGTGCTTGAGGAAGGGATGAAGTTCATCCAGACGACGATCCCTCCCGAGGATTCGCAATTCCTCGGAAGTCGCGAATTCCAAACGGCCGAGATCGCGCGCATCTACGACGTCCCGCTGATCCTGTTGCAGAGCCACCAGAACACGACGACGTGGGGCAGCGGAATCGAGCAGCTGATGATCGGGTTCATTCGCCAGACCGTTGCGCCGTGGGTCGGCGCCTGGGAGCAGGAACTGAACTACAAGCTGTTCACCGCCGCCGAACGGGCGCGCGGCCTCTACGTCAAGTTCAACATGAATGAATATTTGCGCGGCGACAGCGCGGCGCGGGCCACGTTCTATCGCGAGCTGTTTCAGGTGGCCGGCATTTCGCCCAACAAGATCCTTGAGCTCGAAGACATGGATGGCATCGGTCCCGACGGCGACGAACACTTCGTGCCGGCCAACTTCACGACATTGAAGCGCGCGGTGAATCCACCGCCGCCGCCGGCGGGTGCCGCCGTGACCGAACAGGTGAGGCAAAACGCATGAAGTACGCTCACATCCTACTGATGGCGGTCGCCGAAATCTGGGCGATGCAGGCTGAGAAGCTACAAGCAATTGTCAATCTGCTGGCAATGCAGGCGGCCGGTGGAAAGTTGTCGGCCGAGGAGATCGAGGCTCGCATTACGAAACAGACCGAGCAACATGTTGCTCGCTCGGAAGGAGCCGTTGCGATCTTGCCGGTTCGCGGTGTCATTGCGAACCGGATGCCGCTCGTCAGTAATTCCTCGACAGGTGGCGGCACCAATGCCGAACAACTCGGTTCACAATTTCAGACGATGGTCGCAGATCCATCGATCAAGGCGATCGTTCTCGACGTCGATTCCCCCGGCGGGAGCGTTGCGGGGACGAGCGAGTTGTCTGCGATGATCTTCAATGCGCGGGGGCGCAAGCCAATTGTCGCGCAAGTCAATGCGAATGCGGCGAGTGCAGCTTATTGGATCGCCAGCGCTGCAGATGAAATCGTCGTAACGCCGTCGGGACAAGTTGGGTCGATCGGCGTGTTTGGCGTGCACGATGATATTTCCAAAGCACTCGCATCGGAAGGTATCTCGCGCTCGCTTATCAGTGCCGGGAAGTTCAAGGTAGAGGGCAATCCCTTCGAACCGCTGGGCGAGGAGGCGCGCGCAGCAATGCAAGCGCGGGTTGATGTCGCCTATGACACCTTCGTGCGGGATGTTGCTCGAAATCGCGGCGTGTCGCTCACGGCGGTGCGCGATGGATTCGGTCAGGGACGCATGGTCGACGCGGCGCCGGCCGTGACCGAAGGCATGGCCGACAAAGTCGGCACGATGCAGGAGACGCTTAGCCGGTTCGGCGCGTCGCTATATCCGGCGGATAAGGCCAAGCCGGGGGCACGCGCCTTTGCCATCGCACGTGAGCGTCGGGCTCTCGATCTCAATTCCTGAATAGTTCGCCGTTCGGCGACTTGCGCTCCCACGTGCCGGCGTGGGTTCGCTCTCTTATGCCGGCATCACACGGAGCGATTCTCCAATGTTCACCAAACGCAACGTCGTTCTGTTTGCTGCGGCAGCAACGGCTTTCATCGTCTGCAGCTTGATCTGGTCTCACACCGATGCGCTCGGGGTTGCCGTTGCTGGCGGTCTCAAGATGCTGATCGCGAACCCGCCGGTGCTGGCCGCCAATCTCGGCGGAAACCTGAACGCGCTGCTGGAACGCCGCTCGACCCTTGTGGCTGATATGGCGGCGATTCTCGACAAGGCCGAGAAGGAAGATCGCGATCTCACCGCGGAAGAGATCACGGCTTACGACAAACTGAAGGGCGAAAAAGCTGCCCTCGATACTCGCATCGGTCGGTTGGAGGACGTTAGTGCGTCCGCCACTCAGCTCGCCCAGGCGCGGCCGGCGATCGCGTCGCGGGCCGGCATCGTGCATCCGCCGGCGCCGGAAGCGGCACGCGAATTCGAGAACATCGGCCAGTTCATGCATGCGGTCCGGTTCAATCCGAACGATCAGCGTCTGAACTTCGTTGAAAGCGCCGGCGGTAATCCCGACGAACTGTCCGCCGAGATGCGGATGGATAACCAGACGCAGGGCGGCTTCATGGTGCCTCCGCAGTTGCGGACCACCATTATGTCGGTCCCCGCCCAGGACGCGCTTGTTCGCCCGCGTGCGCAAGTCATCGAAGCCGGCAGTCCGCCGGATGCTGGCGTGACCATGCCGGCGCTCGACCAGACCGGTCAGAATCCGGCCAATATGTTCGGCGGCATTCAGGTTAGCTGGATCGGAGAGGGCGACGAAAAGCCCGAAACGGATGCCAAGCTGCGCGAGATCAGCTTGGTTCCGAAGGAAGTCGCCGGATTCGTCACGATCACCGACAAGTTGCTCCGCAATTGGCAGGCCTCCAGCACCTTCATCGAAGGCCTGTTGCGTGGTGGCGTGACGGCCGCCGAGGACTTCGCCTTCCTTCGCGGCGATGGTGTCGCGCGTCCGCTCGGTATTCTCAATGCGGGCGCTGTGTACTACGTCAATCGCGCGACCGCGAACCATGTCACCTATGCCGACGTCGTCAATATGGTGGCCCGGCTGCTGATGCGGGGTGGTACGTCGCCGCTGTGGTCGATGCCGCAGTCCGCATTGCCCGATATCGCCACGCTGAAGGACGAGGCCGGCCGCTACATCTGGAAGCCGGATGCGCGCGATGGCTTCGCCGGTACGTTGCTGGGCTATCCGGTCCGCTGGAACAACCGCTCCTTCGGTCTCGGCACCAAGGGCGACATCATTCTTGCCGACTGGTCGTACTACCTGATCAAGGACGGTTCGGGCCCGTTCGTCGCGGCGTCCGAACACGTCAAGTTCACCTCGAACAAGACGGTCATCAAGATCTTCTGGAACGTCGACGGTGCGCCCTGGCTCACCGCGCCGATCAAGGAAGAGAATGGCTACCAGGTCTCGCCGTTCGTCTCCCTCGACGTCCCGGCCGGCTAATCGCTCAACATGACAGCCTTCAGCCCGGCATTTCGCCGGGCTGATCCCCTTCCTTAATCCGTACATAGAAAGGTCCGCACATGCGTGACTTCATGAATGCGCTCCATGTCGCGCGCGCCATCAGCCCCCAGGCGGCGCGCACCGACAACACCCCGATCGTGTCGCAGATTGTCGATCGAGCCGGGTTCGATGGTCTCGTCTTCGCGCTCAACATCGGTGTCAATACCGACGCCAACGCCACCTTTGCGGTGTTGGTCGAAGATGGCGATGCCGCCAATCTTTCGGATGCTGCGGCCGTCGATGACGCCAAGCTGACGGGAACTGAAGTGTTGGCGGGATTCACCGCCGCGGTTGACGATAACAAGGTTCGCAAGATCGGTTATGTCGGCTCGAAGCGCTACGTCCGGCTCACCATCACCCCGACAGGTAACGACGCCGGCGACATTTTCGTGACCGCGCTCGCGCTGTTGTTCGGAAGCCGGTACGCGCCCCCGGCAAATCCGCCGGTCTGATTGTCGCCTGGGGGCGGTTCATCTCTGGGCCGCCCCGTATCTTCAAACTTCTATTCTGGAGAAACGTCATGCGTGTTGTGGCTGAATTTGTCGATCGGCGAAACGGGAAGCGCTATCTTCCCGGTGACGGCAACAAGATCGATCCACCCCTGACTGAGGATCAGGTCGACCGCCTCCTGGCGTCGGGCTGCCTTAAGGGTGGCGACGAAGCCGACCGGTCGAATTCGACGGCGGACAGCGTGAAGTCTCTACTGGAGGCGATGACGGTAGCCGACCTGAAGTTGCTCACGGCGTACAACAAGATTGATCTGGGCGATGCGACCAAAAAGCCCGACCTGATCGCGAAGATCGAGGCCGAATTGGCGGCGAAAGAGCTCCGCGTCGGACCGACAGTGAGCGAGTGGGTCGCGGCCGGATACTCGGCTGCGGCCTATCCGCCGACCGGCTACGCGCTGCGCAGTTCGCAGGAAGAGATCGACGCCGCTGTTGCGGCCGAGAAAGCGCAGTCGACCTGACATGCGCCTTGTTCAGGTAACTCCGCCGGCTGCCGAGCCGCTTACCGCTGCCGAGGCGAAATCCCGCCTCGGCATCGGAGCGGAGTTGCCCGACGATGTCATGAATGCCTTTGTCAAAGCCGCGCGCCAGACCGTTGACGGCTGGGGCGGTTGGCTCGGCCGTGCTTTGGTCCGGCAGACCTGGAAGATGGTGCTCGACCGGTTCCCATATGATTGGGATGGCGCGATTGTCATTCCGCTGCCGCCGCTCATTTCGATCGACGAGATCAAGTACGTGGATGTCGCCGGCAACACCCAGACGCTCGACACATCGAAGTACTCATTGCTGGTCGGCGAGCCAGCGCGGCTATCACCTGCGCCTGGTTCGACGTGGCCGGACGTGCAGTGCCGGTTCGATGCCGTCGAAATCACCTTCACTGCCGGTTATGGTGCGGCCGGCGGCGATGTGCCGGAACCAATTCGGAGTGCGATCGCGTTGATGGTGAGCAATCTCCGGTCGCTCTCCGCGCGCAACCTGTTCATCAGCACCGATACCGTCGAGGGAGTCGGCTCCAAGAGTTATGTGGTCGGCGGCAATGCTGGCGCCGCAATCGATTCCGCAGTGTCGTGGCTGCTCTCCACCTATCGGGTGTTCGCATGAACGCGGCTGAAGCGCTTGCCCAGCATCGCGCATTCCTCGCGGAAATCGGTGAGGACGTCATCGTCCGTCGCTATTCGGGAACGGGTCCGGGGCGCATCGTCATCGAGCGGATCACGCGGGCGCGGGTGAAGGGATATCAGCCCAACGAGTTGATTGGCGCAATCGTGCAGGGCGATCGAAAGGTCATCATGCTAATTGATGCCCTGGCAGACCTGCTCCCGTTATCGACGGCCGACAAGCTGGTCATTCGTGGCCGTGAAGTGGCGATTAAGGGCGTCGATGACAGCACGCGGCGGATCGGCGGGACGCTGATAGGTCTCGATCTTCGAGTCGCGGGGTGAACTATGCCACTTCGTTTGCAGCGAGATGGGACGCTCGACAACGAGGACATTCCCGGTGTCGACCGCCACTACTACGAAAATCAGATTGGGCCGAAATCGCCATTCGACGACACCTATGAGTTCCGCTTGGCGGCGGCAATCGCCAAGGATAAGGCCCGACATCAACTGATCCGTGCCGTTCAGAAGGCAGACGAGGAAGCGCGCTTCAATCGTGGCAGGTTGGAAGAGTTTGCTGATATCACGACCGAAGTTGCATTCGGCACCACCAGAACGATCGATGGCGTCGAGGGCGCGCCGGACAACGCGATCAAGCTGTGAAGATCGTCTACCGCTACGCTTACATGGCGAAGATCGTCGAAATCGCCCTTCAAGAGCTTCGCGATAGGTCCCCGATCGGCTCCGGCGACGATCCTCATCCCGGTCTTTATCGTGACAGCCACATGATCTTTATCGACGGTCACGCGGTCGCCGATGCCAGTGGGTGGCGGCCGGGACAGCAGATCAACATTTCGAACCCTGTCCCATACGCGCGAAAGATCGAAGTCGGGGAAATGAAGCTGAGCGTACCGAGCCACGTCTATGAGGTGACGGCGCAGAAGCTCGCAGGGCAGTTCGGCAATAGCGTCCTGGTCAAGTTCGTCTACATGCCTGTCCGGTTCGGGTCGGTGCAGGCTTACGCTCAATCGCTGGCCGGTCAGGCGGCCGGAAAGCGTCGCGGCGGGCGCAGCAAGGCGCTGCAAGACTGGTTGGTCCGGCAACCAGCTCTTCAAATAACAGCACGGTGAATGATGGCTGATTACGCTGGTGCGGTGGCCGCGATGCGGTCGCGCTTTGAGGGTGCATGGTCGGAAACGCCGATCGCGTATCAGAACGAGGATACGCCGTCCTCGCCCTGGCCGCCGGTCGATAACGACAGCAAGCCGACGCCGTGGGTGTATTTCGAGGTTGTCACGTCAGAAACGAATCTGCGCGGCGCGGGTCTGCCCGGCGACAACGTTTGGCTGACGACTGGCTTCATCTTCATTCACGTGTTCACGCCACTCGGTTTCGGCCTGCCGGAATCGCTCCGGTTGGCAGGGCAGGCAGCCGAGATCTTCAGGGCAGCGACGTTCTATCGCGATGGTGCAGGGTCGAAAGTGCTTTGCTTGGCACCGAACATCGATGGCGGTGCGTCCGATGCCGACAATGGCAACTGGTTCCGGGTGACGTGCTCGGTGCCCTTCCAGTTTTTCTTCCGCAAGTGAGCGCGGCGTAGCCGCCATATCAAAGGGGTCACTACTCATGACCGACTATCAATCCAATTCGAACGGCCGCGTCATTCATGCTGTGCAGGCTGCCCGCGGCACGAAAGCACTGTCCGGAGCCGCGTCCAAGGTGCTGCGAACCGCCGGCGGACCCGGCATCAAGTTGACCAAGGCGTCGACCGCGTCGGGCGAGGTGCGAAACGACGGCCTCTCGACGCGGGGCCGACACGGGACGCAGAAGACCGCCAGCAGCTACAACGCCGAACTGTCGCTCGGGTCCCACGACACCATCATTGAGGCGCTGATGCGAGGCACATGGGACTCGACGGCGCTGACGGCGACGGAAGCCGATATGACGTCGGTGACGACGGAGGCAAATGCGATCGTTGCATCTGCCGGTTCGTGGCTGACCAAGGGCTTCCGCGCGGGAGACGTTATCCGTGCCGCGAACCTGCCGGATGCCGAAAACAACGGGCGCAATATCCGGCTGACGAACGTGACGGCAACCCGGCTCGAGACCGCGGACACGCTGACCGCGAATGCAGTGGCTGATACCGCGTTCACCATCACGCGGCCGGGCAAGCGCATCATCAACCCGTCCACCCTGGTGAAGCGGTATTTCACGATCGAGGAATACGAGGGCGATATCGATCAGTCGACCGTGCTGACGGACTTCGTTTGGGGTACGGCCAAGCTCTCCATGGGCCCGAACGGCATCATCATGATGGACCCGGGCGGCACCGGCACTGGCCGGATCGAGGCTCTCGACCCGGCAGCATCGCCATATTTCACCGCACCGGTCACTACGACGGGTGAGCCGATGGCGGTCGTCGATGCGACCATCCGGTTCGGCGGTGAGGACCTCGTCGAACTGACGTCGTTCGATCTGACGATGGACATCCAGCCGGTTGCCCCTGATGTGTTCGGCTCCGGCGCCATCAAATACGCGCCGGACGTCTTCACCGGCGTGCTGCAGGTCAGCATGAACCTGACGATGCTCCGCAAGAGCCTTCAGGTGCTGCAGGACTTCATTGCCGAGACGCCGTATTCGCTCCACGTTCTGGCCGTCGACAACACTGCAGAGCCGAAGGACTTCCTTTCGATCACGGTCCCGAATTTCACTCTCGGCGGCGCTGACCCCTCCGCGATGTCAAAGCAGGGCGGCGGCCGGACCCAGACCATCGCCATCCCGGCGGCGCTGGTCGGCACCGACACCGACGAAAACACCATGATCAAGTTCCAGACTACGGCAGCGTGAGGCAACATGGACGATTTTGATATTGGCGCGCTCGACGCGCTCGACGAAGGTACCTTTAAGGTCCGGCACCCTGTCACCAAGGTGCGCACCACCTGGGAATGGACCTTCTACGGTCCCGGGCATGCGAAGACGATCGAACTTGCCGACAAGAAGTCGCGTGACGCCTTGCGCGAATTGGCAGAGCAGCGTCAGGCGCGCGTGAACGGGAAGGAATGGACTGAGGAGCCGCAGTCGGCCGACCAATTGCGTGCGGAGACCATCGCCAGCATCGTCGCACGCACCAAGACGTTCACGCCGGTCAAGATCAACAGCGAAACGATTGAGTTCTCGATCGAGGCGGCCACGAAGTTGCTCGCCGATCGCCGCAAGTCGTGGCTGTTCAACCAGATCGTTGAATATTTGCGAGATGAAGCAAGTTTTATTCAGCCCTCCGCGACGAGCTGAGGGCATTCGCACGGAAGAACTTCGCGCTGAACGCCGTCGATGATTACGGTGTGACGCTTCGGGAGACGCTGCAGGGGCTCATCAAGCGCACCCGCAAAGAGCCGAGGCGTGCGGAGTACGAGGCGGAACTGCGGTGTCCGCCGTTGCCCGCCGCGCTTGAATATCTCTGGAGCGTGTTTTGCCGGCTCAGCGCCCGGCGTGGCGGCACCGGGTTTTCGATCAGCCCGATATCGTGGGCAGAGATCGAGGCGTTCACCCGACTGACAGGTGTCTGTCTGGCGCCGTGGGAAGTGCGGTTGATCGAGGAATTGGACGATCTGTTCAGGGCGTCGTTGCAGAACAAGGATGGCGAATAGTTGCTATTTCTTGCTGGTGACGCGCTTCGCCGTTGTCGCGGCGCACGCCGCGCTCCGTGTTTGCTCTGGAGCGAATCCGACGCGGAAGTTCGTCACGGACTTCGATGATGTAGCCGGGATAACCTGGTACAGCGTATTATAGAGCGTTTTCAACACGGTCCCGCTTGGGGCGCTGATCTCGCAATAGAAGTTCACATCGGCAATCGGAAAATCGTTCGAATTTGTGACTGTCATGGACGCCACAAGCATTCCGAACTCGTTGTTGATCTTAAGAACCTTCAATGTCGGTTGTTTCATGTCGTCTGCGGCGCTTGCTGCCGATACGATGATGAAAAGGCTGACGATGGCTAGCGCAATCCTCACAATTTCCTCCTGAAAGCGGTTCTTCATGGCCCAGCAAGTCGTAACAGAACTGGTAATTGACGCCAACACCTCGGGGGCTGACGAATTCTCCGATGCCATGGGCCGGGCGGGAATGTCGGCCCAGCAGACCATCCTCGCTGTTGCCGGCGTCAGCGTCGCCGTCGTCGGAATCATGGCGGGCCTGCGATCGTTCGTGGACTATGTTGGGGGCATCAACAAGCAACTCATTGATCTTGATCGCAATGCGATTGCCGCCGGCATGTCGACCCGGGAGTTTCAGCAGACACTTTTCGCCGCGCGGGCTGCGGGTCTGACCGAAAAGGATTTCGTGTCTGGACTGGATCGCATCGGTCTTGACCTTGTCCAGGCTAGCCGTGGCGCAAGCGAGTTCGGAAAGTTGTTCGAAGCGAACGGGCTTTCCATCCGGGATGTGAACGGAAAGCTGAAGGACACCAAGACCGCACTGGCTGATATCGCTGGCCTAATGCAAAATGCCACGCCGCAAGTCCAGCAGGGCATCTCGCGAATTGTCGGGGTTTCGCGCGAGTGGATTCCGTTCCTTCAGGATGGCTCGGCAGAGATCGAGAAGCACAAGCAGCTCGCCGAGCAGCTTGGGCTGATCATCGACGACGCGACCGTCAAGAAGGCGAAAGAGTTTGACCAGCAATGGCGCATCGCTGTCGCGACATGGGACACTCAGTTCAAGGCGTCGCTTATTGAGCTGCTTCCGCTTATGGTGAAGCTGGCGGGCTATGCCGTCACGGTGATTGAGGCCGTCGGAAAGGTGTCCAGCTTCTTTTCGCACACGCTCACGCCGGTCGACCAGATGGGTTCAAGTGACCTGCAGAAGCGGCTTGAGGATCTGCGGACCGTCCGAGATCTGATGAAAGAGATAGGTCCGGAGCGCGATCAATACACGCAATTTCGCATGAATCAGAAGCGTGGCGCGGTCGGCCTCCCCGAGGACACGGGCCTCGCCGGGGTGGACGCGGAAATCGCTCGCGTCGACGCATTGCTGAAAAAGAGGCAGGAGATCGACGGACTTCCGAAGGTAACGGTATTCGGAAAGCCGACCGTTCTCCCGCAAATTGGTGGCGATGACACTGACGCGGTTGATCGCGCGATCGATAACCTGCGAAAGCACACTGAGCGGCAGATCGCCGACGCCAAGGCAATTGGGCAGGGCGCGGCGGCGCAGGCGCAATATCGTGCCGAGGCTGCGTTGACGTCGGCGGTGATGGCGAACGGCGGCGTTATCACCGCGGAGCAGGCCAAGCAGTATGAGGCGCTCAAACAGCAGGCGATGGCGGCGGCGGAAGCGTTGGCGCGGGCTCGCGTGATGGCGGATGTCAAGTTCGGGCGAGACACGGCATTCCTGTCGCAGGAAGACGTCTCCATCGCGCAGCAACTTAAGCAAATATACCCCGATGTGGCTCAGGCGCTTGGCAGCGTCGAAGCGGAGGGCATTCGTTTGAACAACGCGATGCGTGGGCTTTCGTCGTCCATGGAAAGCGGCCTTCTTACGAATCTGGCCGACATCACGACGGGAACAACGACTGCCTCGAAAGGGATCTCCAATATGTTCAATAGCCTCATTCGCGGCGTCGAGGAGGCGATCATCAAGTTGACGATCATCCAGCCGCTGATGCGCTCGCTGCAGCTGGGCTTCTCCTCGCTCGGACTCGGCAGTGTCTTCGGCGGTGGCGCGGTCAGTCTTGGCAATCTCGGCGGCGCCGCCGGCATTCTGTCGCCGATCCATCATTCCGGCGGCATCGTCGGGGAGGGCACCGAGATGCGCTTTATTCACCCGGCCTATTTCGATAACGCCCCGCGCTACCACGGCGGCGGGATCGCCGGTCTCGCGCCGGATGAAGTTCCTGCGATCTTGCAGCGCGGCGAGCGCATCACGCCGCGGGGCCAGAGCGCTGGCGGCGGCGTGTCACTGAACGTCAACGTCATCAACCAGACGGGGGTGCCGGTGAAGACGGAAACTTCTCAGGACCCCAACGGCGATATGACGATCACCCTCAAGAAGATGGTCGAGCAGATCGGCGTGGAATCGATCGCCAGCGGTGATATGGGCCGGGCGATTACCACCAAGTACGGCGTCAAGCAGTTCGCTGGTCAGTAATGGCACATCCTGCGTGGCCTGTCGGCGTGCCGTATCAGCCGATGATCGAGGGCTTTCAGCCGATCCAACGCGTCTTGCCGCCGATCGTCACGGAAATGGAGGGTGGCAACCAGCGACAGCGTCGCCGGCCGGGGGACAATGTCGGCATTGTCGGACAGACCATCATCATGGAGGCGGCACCGTTCGAGACGTTTACCACCTGGTGGAAGGAAACGCTCAGTCTCGGCACGGCGCGCTTTACGGTGCCGGTTTGGCTTGGAACCGACTACGTGACGAAGACGTGCCAGTTCACGACTGACGGACGGCCGCAGGATTCGTTCTTCGTGCCTGGCGTCGTAAAGGTTGCCATGAAGCTCCGCGTTTACGGTGTGTGATGCCGACACATTCCGAGGCAATGTTGGAGGCGAACGCGAGCTGCCCGCCCGACGAGATTGAATACTGCGCGCTCGAGCTGGAACATCCGTCGTTCGATCAGCCGGTTTATGTCGTCGCCAACGTGGCTGACGATATGCAACTCGGCATCGAGGCGGGCAGCGACGTGAACCAGGGCCAGATGGTCAACCACAAAGCCTGCCCATTCAAGACGGAATATCCGGAACAGCGCGATGGGCAGCCTGCTCAATGCAAAGTTTCGATCGACAGCGTCTCGCGCGATCTGTTGCCGAAGATAAAGGCTGCAATGGCGACCCGGGCTTATGTGCGGGTGACCTATCGTGAGTATCTCGACAGCGACCTGACCGAGCCGTCCTATGGCCCGGTGCAGTTCACTCTATTCAAGGCGTCGGTGAAGGCGGCCACGATTACCGGAACCATCACCGTCGGGAATCTCCAAAACAAGCGTTTCCCGCGCTCGAACTGCAACTACACCACGACGCAATTCCGGAGTCTGTTGCCGGGATGATCCGTTCCGAGTTCCTCGCCGCGTTGATTGGTCAGCCGTGGTCATGGCGCGATGGCAACTGCTGGGACTTTGCGTGCCATATTCAGCGCGAGTTGTTTGGCCGCGCGTTGCCGGCGGTGTCCGTGCCGTCGGACCTGTCCAAGCGCTGGGTGCTGGAAGCGTTCGACGGCCACCAGGAGCGCGGCAACTGGCGCGAGGTGGCGGAAGGGCCGGGCGGTCTGGTCGCGGCGCAGGACGGCGCTTTGTGCTTGATGGCTCACCTGCGGATACCGGGTCACATCGGCGTCTGGATGAAGCCGGAAGGCAAGATCATCCATTGCGATGAACACGCGGGCGTCTGTTTTGAGACGCCGCTTGCGCTCCGTCAGCAAGGCTGGCGGCAACTGAGATTTTTTGAGCCGAAATAGGAGGTCATGATGACCGCAGAATTTACGTCTGGCGTGATCAATCTCGAAGGCCTCAAGCCCGCAAAGATCATTGTCGGGCCTGTTGCGATCCTGCCTGACGGTTCAATTGAACACACGCCGAACTTCACCACGACCGACGAGGCCGCCATGGCGTTTTGGAGCGCGGTGGATCGACTGGCGCCGACGTTTTTACGAGTGCGCGAAACGATGCGCGAGGCTAGTGAGTCTCACCCTCATCATCTCGGAGTATCTGCTTAATCGCCGCATCCATCTTGGCGATGCTGGGCCGCCATTCAGGGTTGCCGGCGGCGCTTAATCGGAGAATGGCGGTAGAGTGATCCACCCGCGTCTGAATGTCCGAACGGACTTCTGAAATCGGCTTTTCAAGCGTCTCAGCCAGAATATCGATGATCGCGCGAAATACAGCGGTCATTGCGAGATAACGGCCGACTTGTGCGGGGCTTTCCTGCTGCTGATCGGTCATTCGTTCCTCCCATAAAAAGCTCAGCATACACATGCACGCACCTCTACCGAAACTCCCGGCCAAGATGCCGGCAGAGCGCTCCCGCGCGCGCCGTGAGCGTCGTAGTGCGTCCGAGCGTCGGCCGGTGCTGCACGTCGTTGCACCGGGTCTTGAGGTAACGCAGGCCGTCCCGCGCAAGGGTGAGACGGTCACGGCATTCCTGCGTCGTACCGGTTGGGCGACCAAGGATCCACGCTACGGCTGGCAGTTCCGGAAGCGCCTGCCGACGATCCTCGAGGTCAACGGCGAGGCCGTTCTCCGTAAGAACTGGCGCCGGACCAAGATCGCTGCGGACGACAACGTTCGGTTTGTCTCCTATCCGCGAGGCGGCGGAAAGCAAGGCAAACAAGTTCTTGGTCTGGTGGCCTTGGTCGCCGTCGCGGCGTTCGCGGCATGGGCTGGCCCGGCAGTTGCTGCGGGGCTTGGCCTGGCCGGCACGACGGCAACAATCGCCGGAGGTCTCGTTACCGGCGCGATCGGCCTTGGCGGCGCTCTGTTGGTCAATGCGCTCGTGGCACCGAAACAGGGCGCGACGAACGACGGCACGCCGACCGATCAAATCTACACGGCGTCAGCGCAAGGCAACCGTGCGCGTCTAGGACAGCCGCTTCCGGTCTGGTACGGCCGGAACAAGGATTATCCCGACTTCGCCGCGACACCATGGGGCGAGTTTCAAGGCAACGATCAATACTTGAATGTCCTGCTGTCGGTGACGATGGGGAGCATGGACTACGAGCAACTGCTGATCAGTGACACGCCATTTTGGAATCCAACGGATGGCGTGTTGCCTGCCTTTTCGTCGGCTCAGGTCGAGTTCTATGAGCCGAACGCGCCGGTCACGCTGTTTCCGGTCAATGTTACGCAATCCGACGAGGTAAACGGGCAGCAACTACCGCACGATTACAGTTGGATCGGACCCTACGTCGTCAATGCGCCAGCGACGACGGCGTATCAGATCGCCGTCGATTATGTCTTTCCGGCCGGCTGCTACACCACCAATGACGACGGCGAGACGACCGCATTCAGCGTCACCGTCATTGCAGAACGGCAGGCCGTAGACGACGCAGGCGCTCCGACAGGTTCATGGGAGACGCTCGGAATCGTTACGCGCTCGTATGCGTCCCGTTCGCCGATCCGCGAGACGCTCCTGGTCGGCGTCCCGGAAGGCCGTTATCAGGTCCGTTTCCGCCGCACCAGCGATGTGCCCGCCGACAACAAAGGCGCTGCCGAAGTCGTTTGGGCGGGCTTGCGGGCCTATCTGCGCGGTGACAACACTTTCCCTGTCTCCACCATCGCCATCCGCATCAAGGCGACGGAGACCACTCAGGGCTCTTACAAATTCGGCGTCATCGGCACCCGAAAGCTTCCGGTGTGGGACGGCTCGACGTTCGTCACGCAAGCGACCCGTAGTCCGGCATGGACGTTGCTCGATATGGCAACCAACGCGCAGTATGGCGCGGAGGTGCAGAGCGCCAAGGTCGATTTTAATGCAATCGTCAATCACGCGACGGGTTGTGCCTCGCGCGGTGACAGCTTCGATTACGTGTTCAAGTCGGCCGTCGCGGTGCCAGAGGCATTCGACACGGCGATCACGCCCTCCCGCTCGCGGCATATGTGGCTCGGCGATACGCTATCGCTGGTCCGCGACCAATGGGAAACTGTCCCGACCATGATGTTGACGGACCGCGAGATCGTCCGCGACAGCACGTCGTTTGAATACACGATGCTAGGCGAGGAAGACCCCGACGCTGTCATCATCGAATACATCGATGAGAACACCTGGTTGCCGGCGACGGTGCAGTATCCGCCGAACACCGAGGTCTTTACAGCGACGCGGCCGGAAACGAAGCGCGTCAACGGCATCGTCAACCGGAACCACGCCTATCGGGAATGCGCGTTCTACTACCTATGCTCGATCTATCGCCGTGAGGCAGGATCGATTGGGTGCGAGTACGAAGGCCGCGCCATCACCATGGGCCAGACACTGAGGCTCCAATCCGAGTTGCCGCAGGATTATGGCTATGCCGGCGCGGTGACGGAGCGCGACGGACTCACGCTGGCGCTCGACCCGGCCCCGGAATGGGCAGTCGGTGAGCAGCACTACATCCGTTTGCGCCGGCCGAACGGAAAAGAGTTCGGGCCGATCCGCGCTGGCAGGGGCGACAACGACAATTTCGCGGTTCTGGACAGTAGCGATCTGGCGACTGTCGAAAGTCAGCAGGGGATCACGCTCGACAACGTGCTACTGCGCGCTGACGGCGGCGAGTACCCGACATACGCGCTTGGGACGGCGGACAATCAGTCCAAACTGGTGAAGGTGCTTACCGGCCAACCGAACGGCGAGACGTTCACCCTGTCGATTGTGGTCGACGACGAGCGGGTCCATGCGACCGATCTCGGCGATCCGCCAATCCTGCCGGTCGGGCAGTTTCCGAAGAACGACAGCGCGCCGCTGATCGTCGGCCTAAATGCTCGCTTCGGTCAGGGCGTTGCCGAGCCGCAGTTGACCGCGAGCTGGTTTCCGGCTGCGGGCGCGTTCTATTATCGCGCCGAAGTCAGCTACGACAGCGGCAACTCGTGGATCGAGGTCTATCAGGGCTCCGACACGAAGTTCGAGAAATTTGTGACGCTTGGCGCATTGACGTTGCGGGTGCAAGCGGTCGGACAGTTCCCGGGCCCATGGTCACAGGTTCCCGTCGAAGCGCCGACGATCGAGATCATGTCCGGCGCGGTCGCGCTTAAATCGTTGCGCGATGAGCTGCTAGACAAATGGACGACGTCGTCGGCGAATGTCATCGCGTCGATAAACGCGATCTTGCAGCAGATCGACGAGATGAATACCCTTGCTCGCTTCCAGGAGTGGGCAAAGCAGGAATCCGTACAGACTAATCTAGTTGTCACCGATGATCGACTGAGCGCCTCGATTTCGGAGACGCGCACTGTCGCGATCGGCGTCGATCAGGCGCTGGCGGCTTATAAAATCGTAGTGAATGCCCGCCTCGACGATCCGACAACGGGCCTCAACGCGACGGCATCCGCGACATCTGCGTTATTTACGCAGGTCAATCAGGCAGGCACCGGTATTGCGCCTGTCCTTGCAGGTCTGAATACGCAATTAAACCAGCCAGTCACCGGCATCGCTGCCCGATTGGACACGGTGACAACGACCTCAGGAAGTAACAGCGCCTCGATCTCGCAGCTCATGAGCAGCGTCAACGGCAGCAGCGTTACTGCCGGATTGATCGGAACGATTGACGGTGTATCGGGAGGCCTTATCCTTCAGGGCTTTAAGGTCAATGGCGCCGTTACCTATAACGTCGTCATTAATGGCGGCGTCATCATACCTGGAACGGTGACGGCAGGTATTCTCGCCGCAGGTGCGGTTCAGACTATCAACCTCGACGCACTGTCGGTGAACACGTCAAAGCTCGCGATCAATAGCGTCGGCATCGATCAAATCATCGCCAACGCGGTTTCGAACGTAAAGTCGTTCTACAACGGCGGCCCGGTCACCATCACTTTCTCGAATTTTGATAATTACGTCTTTAACGGTGAGAGTGTCGATATTCGGTCAGGGGTGGCAATCGTCACGATATGCGGCCAATGGATCAGACCTCTTGGCGGTAACAGCATCACTGACGCCAAGGTTGTTCTGCAACTGAGTATCGACGGAACGAACGTCCGGCGCTTCTATTGGGATTGCGTTATTGAGGGTGGCGCATACCGGCTCTATCAGCCGTTCACCATCAAACATGTGCAGACGGGCCTCTCGGCAGGAACGCATACTTTCACGCTGCGCAACGTGAAGGGGACCGACGATAGCAATTCAAACGCGTTTGCGGACCTATACTACTGCACGATGCTCGTTGAAGATTTCAGGAGATGACCGCGATGTTCTTCGTAGTGCGAACGGACTTGTCCGCAGAGAGCGGTTCTCAACGGTGTTTCGGCATGTTTGACGACGAGGCTGATGCATCGGAATTCGCGCTCCGCATTGCAGGTCAAATGATCGGCGACATCGCGGTCGTGGGGCCTGCACCGGTTGCAGTCAATATCGTGAGGCAAGGCGGCTCGCAGCCTGTCATCGCCGTTCCGGTGGAGAATCCATAATGGCTCAGAAACAACTTCCCTATACCGGCGGCGTCGCGACCATCGGGGTCGGCGGCACTGTAGTCACGGTCACCGGCGCGCTCGATGACACCAACTGCATCGAGGGCGATCATGTCCGCGACCCCGCGACCGGCTACGAAAGCCGCGTGCTGGAACGGCTGACAGTACAGACCTTCCGCGTGCCGCCGTGGCGCGGCGCGGCGCTGGCCGGCGGGGCTTATGAGCTATATCCCGACTCCAACCTGCGCGGCGGTTATCAGGCGGCGGTGACGACGCAACTGCTGGCGCGGCTGTCGGCAAAGGGGCTGGTCTGGAATCTTCCGCCGGAGTTTGTGTCGCCAACGGCCGCGAAATGGGGTGCGGATGAAAACCAGCGTGTGTTCTCGGAGAGCCTGAGAACGTGGTGGGTCATGCAAGGTGGCGCGTGGGTTGTGACTGGATCACCCTATGGCATGATGGGAGCCAATGCGCTCTCCGAGATAGCCGGGCTCGGCTTGCAGGCAACCGCGCGTATTAATCTCGACATGGAGGCGTTCGGCCCGACTGGAAAAAGTCTCGCTGCGGGGACCGACCTCAATACCGTTGTACGAAACGGGATTTATGTCGGCACCGGACTTGTTAATGCGCCCGACGTTTATGGCAGTACGATTTTTGTACAGCAACTGAGCGCTGATTACGTTCAACAGCGGATGTGTTCGCACGGCACAACGATGGTTTACGAACGATGGCGAATTAACGGTGTGTGGAACGCGTGGGTGCCGTCGCAAGGTGTCGTTCGTACTCAAAAATTCCTTGCATCTGGAACATATGTTCCAAACGCCTTCATGACATTTGCGATTGCCGAAGGTTGGGGCGGCGGTGGTGGCGGCGGCGGTGTCTACTCAAGCAGTGGTAACGGGCTGAGTGGTGGCGGCGGTGGCGGCGGCGAATATGCGCGCAGATTGTTCACTCGCGGGCAGATAGGTTTGGGTGGCATTGCTGTAGCCATTGGCGCCGGCGGCGGTGGCGGGGCTAATGGCGGCGCGGGCGGGCAAACGCTCTTAACGGGTTTGTTGTCGGCAAATGGCGGTACTGGCGGCGGTTATAATTCCGGTGGTGTCTCTGGCGCGTATTACGGATACCCCGGCGTTGGTGGCAGTGGTGGCAGCGGTGATTTCGCATTTTCGGGTGGCAATGGTAGTCAAGGTGAATTGTATGCTGCGACCGCTAATCTTATTGCGGTTCGTGGCGCGCCCGGCGGCACCGCCGCTTGCGGTGGCAGCGGCGGTCGAAGCGTATTTAGTGGTTACACGCCGGTTGCTGGCACAGATGGCCTTACGCCGGGCGGCGGCGGTAGCGGAGCGGCAGCGATGGCTTATCCAAGCACTGCACCGACTGCGGGTGGCAATGGCGCTCCGGGAATGTTGGTCATCACCGAATTTTGCAGCAGATGAGGCCACGCCATGAACACCTATGCAATCATCGAAACCGCAACGGGTACGATCCTCAACCGCATCCTACTCGATGACGCGAGCAACTGGACGCCGGAAGATGGTCATTCAGTCGTCAAGGAAGATGACGAGAGCTTTGCGATTGGCGGCAACTATTTGAATGGCATCTACACTGCGCCAGATCATCCCAACGCGCCTGAGGTCGACCTGCCGCCGTGCCCGTCATCGATCTCGGATCGTCAATTCTTTCAGCAGCTCGCAATCGCCGGCATTATCACCGAAGAACAGGCACTGGCGTCGAACGCGGCTGTTATTCCGCCTCCGCTGCTCGACATCATCAACGGAATGCCAGCCGAGCAACAATTCGGTGCCAAGATGCTGGTGTCCGGTGCGACCGTGTTCGAACGTCATCATCCGATGACAGAGGCAATCGGTGCAGCCTACGGTTGGACGGCCGCGCAGATCGACGGCTTCTTTCGGGCTGCGGCGCTGCTGTGATGACGCAGAGCAGAACGGGATCATACCTTGAAAAAGCCGGCGTCACTGTCTCGAAATTTCGGGCGGCAGGTCAGTATGAGCGTGGCCCAGTAATGATGATAGTGTTTCTTGAATACGTTCGGTCATGGTTGAGTTAAACCCGAACGTCATGGCCCCGCCGTTGCCAAGCCGAAACGTCAACGCGACGATATCTTGATCTGGTATCTTTGCGACTTCAAACCAGTCAGTCAGTGTGATTAGTCTGCCGCCCGATTGCATTTTGGGCCGTGCGAATGCCCCGAGCGCTCCCATGAAGCCATGGATAATGGCGTGTAGCGATTGTTCGTTCACTGCCAGCGCAATTTTCTGGCCGTCTGATGTTACCAATCCCACTAGTGCGTGCGAACCGTCGCTGCTCTTATCGAAACCTTCGACCGCCGCGATCTCTATTCCAGCGATTTCTGCCATGAAGCCCTCCCAAGGTATTGGTTTGGTTGACCCAAACACGTACTGCCGATTCGAGGCGCAGATCGCCAGAAAGAAAATGATGCCAATCATCCGCATTTAGCGGTGGCGCAACCGATCGATGCCAGCGGATGCGACGATATAGACGCCTGCTACGCAGAGCAGTAGCTCGAACGCTTCAATCACTTTGAGCACTCCAAACTCCAAGATGATGTTCGCGCCGCGTTCCCGGCAGAGTCAATGCCGAAGGCTGCGGGAACCGCTGTCAACTAAGCGGTTGTAGCGCCGACGACACAGCGGGCATCCGCCACCCCTCCGATCCAACCACCCAACACCTCCAATTCAGAGGACGAGAACCTATGACTGACACCATTGGTGCCGGCGCGCTGCCGGCCGCGTACGCCTGGCTGCGCGACGAAACCGGGCCGCGGATGCTGCTCGAAGCGTTGAACTTGTTCGGCACGCTGGAAGCGCCAGGCGCGCGGGACAATCCGACGATCATGGCCTGGGCGCGCGAGGTCGGCGTAGGCAAGACCTACAGCCACGATTCCGTTCCGTGGTGTGGGCTGTTCATGGCCGTCGTCGCCAAGCGCGCCGGCAAGCCGATCGCCGACAGTCCGCTGTGGGCGCTGTCGTGGGCGGATTTCGGCCGAGAGTCGCCGGCACCGATGCTCGGCGACGTCCTGACCTTTAAGCGCGACGGCGGCGGCCACGTCGCGCTCTACGTCGGCGAGGACGCCGGCGCGTATCACTGCCTCGGCGGCAACCAGTCCGACAAGGTTTGCATCACCCGCATCGCACGGCCGCGGCTCTATCGCGCGCGTCGGCCGGCCTACAACGTGCAGCCTGAGAACGTCCGCCGGATCGTGCTGGCATCGACCGGCAAGCTATCCACAAACGAGGCGTGATATGACCGAATATCGCACAACGTGGTGGGAATTCACCGGACGCCATTCGCCGGCAGATGCTCACGGCATCATGCGCTCGATCTATCGGAGCCTCGATACTGGCGAAGAGACCGATAGCTTGCCGATCGGCGCGTTGTTGGTGGTTGACGGCGTGCCGAAAGGACCGAACGGCCTGTCGATAGTTTGCATCGTCCCTTACGACCGGCCCGGCACTTCAAGCAAGACGACGTGGTGGTACATCGACAGCCGCGCGAACAACTGCACCATGCCAGACGACAAGGAGCATCGTTGTTGGGTGCGCCACGGCACGGTCGGCGAAGCCATCCATGTGGACAAGGCCGGTCATACTTGCGCGGCCGGTGCGGGATCGATTGCCGTTCCCGGATTCCATGGCTTTCTGCATCACGGCGTGCTGAGAGATTGCTGACATGCAGAAGCCGTCTTGGCGCATCCGCCGGCGCATCATTTTCGCGACGCTGTTCTTTTGCGCTGGCGAGATCATCTATCTCACGGCGTGGGGCAAGGACACCGGTCTTTCGTCGACGCTCGCCAATGGTGCCTGGATTCTCGCCGGTTCCGTCATCGGCGCCTACGTCTTCGGCGCCGTGTGGGACGATGGCAATGTCTTGTCGGCGATGAGCCGCGGCGGCCGTCGTCGCGAGCGCGAAGACGAGCTCGCGCCGAACAGCGAGGAATAGCAATGACAGCGACGTTCTGGTGGCTCGTGACGAGCGAGGTGATGCAGGCTGCCGCTGCGGTGCTGGCGCTGGCTGCGCTGGTGGTCGCGGTCGTCGGGCGCTGGGTGCCGGGCATCAAGGCGTATGCCGGTGCTGCGCGCGTCGTCTCCTACATCGCGGTGTTGGTGCTCGGCCTCGGCATCGGTTTCCGATCGGCCGACGAGTCGGCCGCGCTGCGGCAAACGCAGACTGATCTTGCCTTCACTCGGCTGCAGCTCGAGACGCAGCGACAAATGGCCGACGTGGCCGCAAAACTCCGGGCCGCCGCCCAGGCTGATGCCGACGCGGCCAACGACAAGGTGAAAGACTATGAGATCTGGCTGGAAGGTAAGCCTGCAGACGGCGGCTGCGCTCACGATGCTGACGATGTGCGCCGGCTGCGCGACATTGCCGAATAGCTCATCGGCTCCGCGCGTGCAGATCCCGCGCGACTGCGAGGATCTGGCGCAGGAGGTGCCTTATCCGCCGATCTATCTGAAGCAGTCGGCCAAGGCTTCCGAAGCGCGCCATCGTGCCGCGCTGAAGCAGGCAAACGGCAACCTGCGCGCGACGCGGCAGTGTCAGGAACAGCAGCGACAGCGCTTCGCTGGGGAGGGTGGCTAAGGTGCAAGACGGCGACGTAAGACTGATCGTCAGCGAAGTTCTGGCCGAACAAAAGCGTCTCCACAATGATCAGGTCGACGAGGTTGTCCTTCGTACCATCGCCACCATCCTGACGTCGTTCGGCATTGAGGAGGAGGACCGCGTCGAGCTTCGCGCGGACTTCATTCATCTCCGCAAGTGGCGAAAGTCAGTCGAGCAGGCGCAAAGCATCACGTTCAAGGTCGCCATCACCGCCATTATTAGCGGTTTCCTTGGGGCCTGCTGGCTCGGCTTTAAGGCTCTGATCGGCCGCTAACCCACCAACATTTAAGAGGACTTATGATCCGCACCGCGTTGCTCGCGGCGTGCTTTTGCGCGCTCGCGACCCTGTCTCATGCCGAGGTGATCGGCGCCCGGCCGGCAGGATGCCCGCATCGCTTCTGCGGCTGCGCTCTGTCGCTTAAATTCTTCGGGCGGATCATTCCGCGCTTCAACCTCGCGGCCCATTGGCTGACGCTCCCACGGGCGCTGCCGGCGTCCGGAATGGTCGCCGCGCGGCGAGGGCATGTGTTCATGCTCGAGCGGGACGTCGGCGGCCGAAAGTGGTTGGTGTGGGATCCAAACAGCGGCGGCGGCAAGATCCGGCGCCATGTGCGCTCGATCGCTGGTTTCACCATCGTGGATCCGCGTGCGTCGCGCCTGGCGCTGCAATGATGCCGGCCTATGCCGTCCTGATTCTGCTGGCATTCATCTTCGGGCCGCTGGTGTGCGCGCAGCTCGGCGACTGGTTGTTCGGGAATCCACTGGCGGGCGGGCTGATCCTGTTGGCTGCGATCGTGTTGGCGATGGTGGTCGGCGGCTGGCGCGAACTCACCGGGCGTTGACTCCCATCGGCACAGCCGGCCAATCCGGTCTTGTATCGACATACCCGACCGCGCCGCATTCGGTGCAGCGCAGGTGAGCGCTGATGTCGTACCAGGACCAGTCCGGCAGGTCGGCAATCTTGAGTTTCGCGTGATGGCTGCACTTTAGACCGGGGCCGCCGAGGCAGTAGACCAGAATCGTCTTCACCTTGCCGCGCCGGTCAGGCTTGCCCGGCCAGTATTCAAGATAGCTTGCGGGCTTCTTTCGCCACGGCTTTTTCTGGTGCAGGCGCATCGTCCGGTCCATCGTGCAGGTGGTCCACGGCCTGCCCTAAATCCCTCATGTCGAAGATTTTGCCACAGCCCGGACAGCGCATGAAGTGGTCCAATTCGGACTGCGGTGTCCAGCCTGACGGCTTGCCCCTGGCGGTCATCGGTCCCTCGCCAGCTTGCGGCGTCGGCTGAACTTCATCTCCGGGCCGACCGTCTTGCCGGGTCCGTACTTCGGTTCTGCGTGCCGATACAGCGCCTGCATGGTCGCGATCCGCGCGAAGTCCAGCCATGGCCCGCCATGATCGGCTGCATTCAGCAGCGTCTCGGCTACGGTGTGCCACGCATCCTCATTGCGCTCGGATTCGGGGAGGCTGAGAACATGAGCGCGAACGTCGTGGAGCGATTTCAACACGCCGCCTTCCGGCAGCGGAACCGGCTCCTTGAGGACCGTTGACCACGACATACGCAAACTCCACGCAACACTTACAGGCGGATTCAAGCGCGAGGGTGGGCCTTGGTTCCGACCGGCCTATCCCTTGACCCATGATCTGCAGCGCATCGCTCTGCGATCCCTAACCGATGCAGGTCGCGCTCCCGAAGTTTCTACCGAAGCAGCGCTGGCGCGCGTCATAAACGATTACAGGGACGCGTCTTTTTCTGCGGTGAGTGGAAGTTTTCTACTCCGCGGGTTGCAGGTTCGAATCCTGCTGGGATCGCCATCGTCTTTCGCTGAAAAGGCCCGATTTTAGGACGCTTCTTTGCTTCTGCGGTTGCGCGACGATGCGGCGACCGGGCGAACAGAACCGGATCAATCTTGCCAAAACGGGCGGTTTCGGGACTGAAAGTCCCGAAGAATCTCCCGAAGTAGAACGTTGCAGAAACGCCATCAGCCCGCGTGTGGCGGGCGATGTTCCAAGGTTGTGCTGGCTGCAAATGGGCGGTTACTCGCCCGTCTCGCTCTTGGCCGGCGCCGGGGGCGCTGGCGTGGCTGCTGCGGTTGTTTCCATTGCCGCGCGGACGTCCTCAAGGAGAACGTGCGTGTAGAACTTGGCGGTGATGGCGATGTCGGTGTGGCCTAGCAGCACCTGAGTGCTGCGGAGGTTGCCCGTCGCGCGCAGCGTGCGGGATCCGGTTGTATGTCGGAGATCGTGGATCCGCGCGTCGACGCCGGCCTTCTTTTTCCAGCTCCGCTTGTTAGAGCCCATCCCGTAATACGTGATCGGGTAGCGTCGGCCCTTGACGAACTGGAACGGCTCCCCGGTTTTCGGGTCCTTCGTCTTCGGGCATTTCCGGGTGCGCTGCGCCACGAAGGTGAAAACGAATTCCGGGTGATGGCCGCGGCGTGCCCACAAGATGGCGTAGGCTTCCTTTGTCAGTGGCACCGTTCGCGGTACCCCGCCCTTGCTGATGACGCGCACCACGGCCTGCTCAAAGTCGACCTGGGGCCATGTCAGGATCAGGTTGCGGCGGCGCAGGCCGGTGATGATCGCGAAGCGGCGTAGCGCGACATAGTCGGCGCTCTCGACGGTGTCGAGCCGGCGTTCCTCGGCCACGGTGATCTCGCGCACCGGCCGCTTGGCTTCCTTCAGCCAGTGCTTTTTCCATTTCGGTTCGCGAATGATGGTCGCGTTCCAGTTGTCGCGCGCGCGGTGCATCACGCGGCTGAGGAGGCTGATGGTGGTGTAGTTGACGCGGCGATTTGAGATCGGGCGCCAGAGCTGCGTCACCTTTCCGTTGGGCTCCTTCACCCGGCCGGCGCGGACACGGCAACGTCGGCGTGCCTCGACCAGGCGCGACACCATATCGTCGGTGACGGCGTGCAGGGGTGTGCGCGGTCCCAACTCGTCCTTGATGAATTCGAGGCTGTGCAGCAGGTCGCGTTCGCTGCCGTGCTGACCGACTTCCTGCCACCAGCGGTCGCAGGCGCGACCGAGTGTCAGCGGGGCAGAACTGGCGGCTCGGATTTCGTCGACCAGTCGGCGGGCTTTGGTTTTCTCCGCGTCCTCGACGGCCTGCGCGTCACGTTCGTCGTCACGCTTGGTCGTGCCGGAAAATCTATAACCGTCGATCTGGAAATCGAATTGGTAATACCGTGAGCCCTTGGGGCGGTAGACTGACATGGCGACTCCAGCGTCTCGAAAAACCGCCGCACGTCGTCGATCGTGAATACAAAGCGCGGCTTGGTCCGGCCGAAGCCTTTGATGCGGCCGACCAGATTCCCGGCGACACGATGCTTCCGAAGCGTCTTTTCGTCCATAGGGATCAGGGCTGCCAGTTCCGGCATGCCGAGGGTAGCCCGGTGCTCGAAGGCGGCGAGAATGGCCGGAGGGACGTTCGAAATCGTACTCATGCCGCCGCCTTCCGCGTGTCAGGTGCCGCTAGAATCGCCCGGATCAGCGCCCAGCCGCGTTCGGTCGGCCGGTAGAATGGGCCGCGGGATCCTTCGTCGGGGATGGTGCGATACCAGATCTCGACGATCTCGCGACGCCACAGCGGCGCCATGGCCTCGCGTTGATCGCGTCGCAGCGTGACCTGGCCGCCATTGCTGCAGCAGATCGCGAGGTGTTTCAACGTCGCGATCTGCCGATTGCTGAGGCGTTCGGCGCTCAGAGACATTCGCCGATCACCTCGCGCTTGAGCGCGGCGCATTTGTCCGCGCTCCATTGCACCTCGCCGAACAGCGCGACGATCCACCAGCGATCGCCGCTGTGCTTCGGTGGAATGACGGTCGCGTGCAAACCGCGACGCGTGCAGACTTTCAACGGTCCATTGATCTCTTCGACCGTGCCGGCGCTGACGGGATCGTTGGTCCCGCCGTTGCATGCGCGACCGTTCTTGTCCGATCGCCAAAAGGCGATCGTTGCTCCCTGCGATTGCAGCTCCTGCAATCGCTTCTGTTGAATGTCTGGCCACTTCCGGGCGAAGCCCGGAATAGTGGCCAGCCAATATTCTTTGGAGCCGTCGCCGTCGCCGTAGCCGTAGCCGTCGCCGTCGCCGTAGCCGTCGCCGTCGCCGTAGCCGTCGCCGGAGCCGGAGCCGTAGCCGTCGCCGTAGCCGTAGCCGTCGCCGTAGCCGGAGCCGTAGCCGTCGCCGTAGCCGTAGCCGTCGCCGGAGCCGAATAGTTCGGAGTGCGGGGCTTCGCCCCGCACGAGTTTTGCCGACGTCACTTCCATGGCGCGGCCTCGAACAGCTTCACCGCGACGTCGGTCACCAGCGCCATGGACGTCACGTCGCGCACCGCGATGTCAGCGGCCGGGCCGATGCGCGCGCCCGCCTGCGGTCCCATGTTCGCGAGACCCATGAAGCCGCGATTGGACGCCGGCCAGTATACGACGTTGCGGCCATCGCGCAGATGAATCACCGCTGCGTCGTCGGCGTCGCGGGTGTAGCCGAAGAACACGCCGCGGTGCTGCGTGGTCACCAGCACGGCGCGCTCGGCCGGCAAGGCCACGGTTTTGGTGCTGTTCGGCTTCTTTCGGTTCGGGTGGTTGATCATGCTCTCTTTGCTTTCTCGCCCCTGGGATCCCGCGAGGCGCCGGGACGCAGGGTTACGAGGTGAAAAAGGCTCCGGCCGCCGGGGCCAAGGATCTGGGGGTTGGGGAAGCCGCGGCGGCCGGCTCGTCCGCTTGCGCGGGGAGCTCCGAGGAAAGGGGCGGTGAGGCGAGGGTGACGCGGTCGCCGAAGCGAATGGCTAATCCGCGATCGATCAGATCGGCAACGGCAGGATCCTCGACGCGGCGCGTGCCGAACCGCCAGCGCTGACGCTGCGCGTCGCGTGTGAAATCGCCATGACGTAGCAGGCGAAGCAGCAAGCGTTGATGGTTCGTGAGCGCCGGCGTCATGAATGCCCCGCGCGTTCGTGTTGCGGGGCAGGTTGCGGGCCGTCTGGCCAAGTCGCCGTCGCGCCGGTCCGCTCGGCGATGATATCGGACACCGCCTCCTTCATCATCGCCATGAATCGCTCTTTGCGGTCCGGATTGGCGACGAAGCGCATCGCGATCGAGCCGAGCAAAATCGCGCCGTCCATCGTGTCCGGCATCGCGTAGTACGCATTCCAGAAGTTGCCTTCGTGGCGCATCGCTAGGCGGCCGATCGTGGTGCTTGTCACTTCGCACCCTCTTTCGCGGCGGCGTCGCGGATCGCGGGAAAGTCTTCGCCCAGACTTTCGAATGAATAGCCGGCCTTTTGTTCGGCGATCCACGCAGACATGTGCTCGATGTGGCGGATCGCAGTGCGTAGCGCCTGACGCAGCGCCGAATTCTCTTTGCCACGCTCGTCGGCGATCGAAAGGGCGCGGCGCTTCGCCGCCTGCACTCGATCAATCTCGCTCGCTCCGCCCGACGCTCCGCTTTGATCGGTGCCGATCGCTGTGAGGGCCGTCGCGCAAAACTCGCGGATCCAGTCTGCCGCGGCACGCTTGGCGTCGTCTTCCGTATCGTAAGCGCCATGTTGGGTGACCGTGTCGCCGCCGTTGATGCCTTCGGCGGAAACGTGAAACACCCAGCCGCAGCCACGATCGCGCTGGTCCGTCGTGTCCAGTTTCACGAATTGGCCGATGTCGAGACTCGAACCCGAGCCGAATTCACGTCGCTGCCAGCCGTTGCTCATGCCGGCACCTGCTGCGGTTCGTTCAGCGCGGCCTCGACGGCGGCGAGCGTCGCCTCAAAGGCGCGCTGCTGCTGCTGCCATTCGGCGAGAGCCACGTTGGCCTCGAGCTGGGTGCAGGTGGCGAGGTTGTCGCGCTCGGAAATCGGTGCGGGCATCATCGTGCGGTCCCCGTGGATAACGTGGCTGTTGCAACCCATGCAGCGTTGAAAAGAGCAAAATGAACGGACGGCGCGCGGCCGATTCGCAGTCGAACCGCGCGCCTGGAATCCCCTTCGAGGAAAGCAAAGAGGACTCGTTCGATGGCCGGCCTTGATCTCAAAAATATCGGCTTGGAAGATTGGTGGCAGGCGCTAACGGCCGCCGGCCTCGCCATCGTGGTGGCGTCCGTCGCCGTCAAGTTCGTGCCCACGATATTGATCGGGCTCGGCGTTCTGCTGTTCGGCATCGGCGAATGGCGAAACCATCCGCTGCAGGAGCAGGTCGGATACGGCTTCAAGATCACCGGCCATCCGCGATCATCGAGCATGCTCGGCCTCACATGCGATGCTGTTGGCTTGGGACTCGGTGTCGCCGGATTGGTGAAGCTGTTCTTGGTCTAGACGTTCAACCGAAAAGCCGGGCGCAAATACAATGCTCCCGGCAGGAAGGCGCGTTCCAACTCGGCGTTCACTGATGATCAGCGGCTCGCCTTCGGGCCACACTGTTTCGAAGATGTGTTTGAACCAGGCGAGCATCGCCTGCCTCACGTCATCGCGGAGAGGGCGTGGGCCTGGCGGGCGGCGGCGCGGCCGAGGCGACCGATCTGGTCCTGGGTGAAGCCCAGTGTTTCCAGATCGTCGGCGGAAATGCCGCCCTCGCGATAACCGGCGGCGCGCATGTCCTCGGCCATCTGCCGGGTCGCGGCGTCGTCGGACATCGCCGCGCGCGGCGGCACCAGCGAGGTCGAGATGAAATTCGGTACGTTATGGAAGGGGCGAGGGGTAGTTCGGGCCGAAGGCCGGGGCGGACGCGAGGTGCGGCGCATAGGGTGTCTCCCGTTGTTTCACGGGAAACAGGTACAATATGTACCTTAATAAAACAAGTACAAAATGTACCTGTTGGAGCCGGTGGTCATTTCTGTACCGAAAGGGTTGGCTGAACGACCCCTATTGTCTTGTTGTTCGGCGGGGGAGTGATCTGCGACGACGCCTGACCGCAATAAGTGGGCCGGCCGAGTGAATCTGTACATCGCGTATGGTGGCGGCATTGTGCGAGACGAGATTGTAGCGTCCAGCTTTTGAGCCGCGCTCGATTACCTTGAAGAACCGCCGTCCGTCCTCGAGGAGAACGCCGCACTCCTCGCCGATTAGCGAACTGATGTCCTCGGTCGCAGGGCCGACTATGACGAAATCGCCATGACGGGCGAGCGGCATCATCGAATCCCCGTCCGCTTCGAAGGCCGTAGCGCCAGGCACAGAAATATCTGTTGGAATCGGATCTTCGTTCCCGGGCGTCTCAAAGACCATCATTTCCTGACCGGCGCCGATTTTGCCGAGCAGTGGGATTTCGCCCATCCCTGACGGTTTCCCGTCACCGAACATCACCCAGCCGGGCGCCACCTTGTGATACCGGGCAATTTTGAGCGCGTGTTCGGGTGTCAGATTGCGAGTTTCAGATGCGGTGTGCGAGGCGATCTTCTTGAAAACTTCGTATCCGATGCCGTAGGCGCGCGCGGCGGCAGCGACTGATTTGAACTTGCCGCGCTTCATCAGGTAGGCGATTCGGTCGGACATATCGCTCATGGTCCAACTTGTACCCATCTGCCGGGTACAAGTTGGACCTTTTGCTTGACGAATCATCGGTACAAAAAGTACCGAATTGTCATGGGCACCTATCTCTCTCATCGTAACATCATCGACGCTTGGCCGCGGCTCGGCGATTTCGCCGACGATCTTGGCATTTCCTATGGAAACGCGAAGGCGATGCGCCGCCGTGACCGCATCGGCCTCGAGTACGTGACCAAAGTTGTCGCGGCGGCTGAGGCTCGCGGCATCGACGGGGTGACGGCGGCGCTGATCGCGCGGCTCGCGTCCGACAAGGCAGCGGCAGCAAAGCTCGCCGACGATCGTTCCCAGCAGACTTCAGATCAACAGGTGGCATCATGAGCGCGAAGCTACGCGCTGCGCCTGCGCGCGGCAAAAAACGTCGGGTCCCGAACGGGACTCAAGTCGCCCCGATCGGGACTCACATTTCTCCGGTCATGCAGAAAGTGCAGAGCTTGATGCCTTCGGTTAAGGCCGGGGAATATCTCGCGTATTTGACCGATCAGAACGTCCAGCAGTGTCGAAAAGTGCTGCGTGGAGAACGTCCCGAAAATCTCGAACTGATCACCGCGCTTTTGCGCTCCGAACACGGCCGCGAGGTTCTGTTCGCCCTGATGGGTGACGCCAACCCGACGTGGTTCGAGAAGTACCGCAAGCAGCTCGACGTCAATGCCGCACGCCGCAAGGTCACCGAGACCCTGCGCGACCTTGAGCGTCTTCAGGCGGAGGCCGCGGAATGATCAGGTTCGCGAACGTCAAGATGGCGGACTCGTCGGAGTGGTCAGATCAATTTTGCCCGCTGCATCAGTTAGCGCCGTCGCAAGTTCAATTGCTTGAGCAGGTGTCAACACCAGCTGCGCACGTCCGGATGGTTTTTGGAATTCATCCCCGGGACGCAAGTAATCCAGTTTCACGACGATGGACATCCCCATCGCCAGCATCGTCGCATAGCCTGTCAGCGGGTGAACAATGATGTTGCCCGTCTCGCGATCTGTTTCCCAATCCACTGAGCAATCCTCTCCATCGGTTGGTTTGAGCACCCCGATGGTAGCCGAGTCGGACGTGGTGCCGCCCTCCGCGTCCGGCTCGGCGCGTTCGTTCGATCCGGCCCGCGCCGCCGATGTCCTCAAGCAGGCGAGAGCGTCGTGATGCTGGCTGATCTCAACTCCTATGTAGCCGATCTGCCGACCGCCATTGGTTACGGCACGCTGCTGGTTGGTCTGTTGGTGATCCTGCTGGCGGCAGTGTGGCCGCTCGACCGCGCGGCGAAGCCCGATCCGATGGCGGATGCTTTCGGCGACTGGCCTCACATCGATCCGAGGGTGTGATGGCAGAGCGAGACCTCATCGAGCTTTTGGTCGCCGTTCACTTCGATCCGCCCGAAGGCAAGGCGGTGCTGGTGTCCGACACCGGCCGCGCCGCCCAGGCGAAGTGGCTGCCGAAACGGCTTCTGAATTCCTTTCATCTCACCGGCAAGACGACGCAGGGCGAGGATCGCTCCGGGCGTCGCGTCACGCTGCCGATGGCTCATCTGACCTGTCCTGAGTGGCTGGCAAAGCGCGAGGGGCTGATCTGATGCAGAGGCTCCTCGCGCATCCGCTGGCCGATCTGTTTCCGCTGATCGAAGGCGATGATTTCTCCGCGCTTGTCGAGGATATCCGCCAGCATGGCGTGATCGACCGGATCGAACTGCTGGACGGCCAGATTCTTGACGGCCGCAATCGCTACAACGCGCTGGTGCATCTGGTCGAAAGCGGCGAGGTGCTTGGCGAGGGCTGGAGCCATCGCGCCGGCGAGCCGTTGTCGGCCGAAGGCTTGGAGCCGGATAACCAGTGGTTCCGCAAGTTCAACCGCCACGTCGACGGCGACCCGCTGCCGTGGGTGTTGTCGAAGAATCTGAAGCGCCGTCATCTCGACGAAAGTCAGCGCGCCATGGTGGCGGCGCGGATCGCCAACATGGGCGTCGGCCGTCCGAAAGCCGAGTTCGAACCTGCGCCGGCACATATTCCGCCAATTGGCGGAATTTCCGCCAAGGCGACGGCGGCGATGCTCAACGTCGGAAGCCGCAGCGTCGAGCGCGCGCGCACGGTGTTGAAGGAAGGCGCGCCCGAACTCCAACACGCGGTCGAGCAGGGCAAGGTCGCAGTGTCGACCGCCGAGACCATCGCCAGCCTGCCGCAAGCCGAACAGGCCGAGATCGTCGCGCGTGGCGAAAGGGAAGTGCTCGCCGCCGCCAAGGAAATCCGCTCGCGCCAGCGCCGTGATCGTTTCGAGCAGGTCAATCAGAAGCTGGCGGCGATTTCGGAAGGCTCCAAGCCGCTGCCGACCGGCCAGCGCTACCCGATCATCTATGCCGACCCGGCCACACGTTACGTCTCCGGCTTCGGTGATCGCTCGATCGAGAACCACTATCCGACGATGACAACCGAGGAGCTTTGCGCGTTTCCGGTCGGCGAACTCGCGATGAAGGATGCGGTGCTGTTCATCTGGTCGACGGTGCCGCAGCTCGCCAACACCATGAAGATCATCGAAGCGTGGGGCTTCAAGTACGTGTCCGAGTGGTGCTGGGACAAGGTCGATCAGGGCACCGGGCATTGGGGATTCAGTGCCCATGAGCCGCTGCTGATCGCGACGCGCGGCGACTTCCCGGCGCCGGTGCCTGGCACCCAGCCGAGGTCGCTCTATCGCGAGAAGAAAGGCGATCACTCGGAGAAGCCCGCATGGTTTGCCGAGCAGATCGAACGCATCTGGCCTGCCTTGCCGAAGATCGAACTGTTCTGCCGCACGCCGCGCGCGGGCTGGTCAGTTTGGGGCAACCAGGCCGACACTTCCGCCGATGGGGTCGTGAGCTCTCTACCTGCGGGAGAGAGTGAGCTTGTGGTGACACAGGCTTCCACGTCGGCGGAAACGGCGGAGGATGGTGGGTCTGTCACGCCATCCTCCGTCATCGAAATACCCGGAGAGGGGGCGTCTGGTACGGCTCGCAAGGCTCCCAGCGCCGGTAGCGGTGACGTCGATATGCAGTCGACGTCCGGGACTCAGTCCGCGCCCCCGCAGCCCGTCGACGACATGCTGGAAATTCCCGCCTTCCTCCGGCGCCGGTCCGGCAATCGGTTTTCCGAACTGATCGAGGCTTCCCATGAGACTGCCTGAATTCCTGCGCCATGCGTTGCACGAACGGATTGATCGCGTCGCGTCGTCGCGACCGCCGGATTTCATCATCGGAAAGCCAGACGACGATTATCTGCGCCGCTGGTGGATCATCCCGCGCAACCGCTTCTTCAACATCTACCTGCACCACTTCATTCGCAGCGACGATGATCGGGCGCTGCACGATCATCCATGGTGGAACGCGTCGCTGCTGATCGTCGGAGAGTACACCGAGCACACCATCGCCGCCGGCGGTGTCAGTAGCCACATCGTCTATCGCGCCGGCGACATCAAGCTGCGCGGCGCGAAGTCGGCGCACCGCGTCGAACTGCACGCCGGGCCGTGCTGGACAATCTTCATCACCGGTCCGCGCCTGCGGGAATGGGGCTTCCATTGTCCCGCTGGCTGGCGTCCGTGGCACAAGTTCGTTGCCAGCGGCAAGCCCGGCGAGATCGGTCCGGGGTGCGACTGATGAGCTTTCGCAACACAGTGTCCGATCATCGCCGGACCGTCATGCGCCGGGTGACCGACGCCAGCCTGAGAGCTGCGCTCCGGGGCGAGCCGAGCCGTGACGATCTCCGCGAGATGCTCGCGGAAGCCGCGCGCAACACCGCGAAACTTTCAACCCCAGCCAATGGAGAGAACCATGCGTCCGATTACTGACGTCCTGCGGGAGGCGCGCGGCGGTCGCGTGGCCGATCTCGCCAGCCGCCGCCTGGCCGAACTGGTGCAAGCCGCGCGCTGACCATGCTGGCGTCGCACCGGAAATCACCGAACCGATTGCGCGAACTACGCCAGCGCGTCCATGCGCTGGTGCAGCAGCGACTCGGTAATCGGGTGATCTGCACACGGTGCGGCGCCACCAACTCCACCTTCGCCGAGAAGTGCACCGCCAATTTCCCGGACGCGTGTCCCGGCTTCAACGTAATCGAGCGCGTCCGAGAGGATGCAGCCAAGGAAGTGGGGCTGACGTGACGCTGTTTACCGACATTCTTCCTGACGAAGACGGCGATGCCGGAGTGCATATCGGGCAGCTCGCCGAGGCAATTTCAGTGTGGACGTGGATGCAGCCGGAGCAGCAGACAGTCGCGGATGCAGCGCTCACCTTCAACACCACGCCGCAGATCGTGCGCGACGCCATTGCAATCCATCCGTGGTGCTTCGTCTCGGGTCCAAACGACGATCCGATGAAACAAACGATCGAGCACGACGGGGAATAGAGCATGAAGATGAAAGCCATCACCGTCTGGCAGCCATGGGCGACGCTGATCATGGTAGGTGCGAAGCCTTGGGAGTTTCGCAACAGTCCCTACTGGCAATACATCGGCGGCCCGCGCGAGGCCGGCACGCGCATCGTCATTCAGGCGGGCTCGCGTCCGGTACGTCCGGCCGAAGTTGAGGATCTGCTGCGCCGGATCGATTCCGAATCCGCGCAAGAGCGCACCGGCCTGATCGCAGAGATCGCGCGGGACGTGTTGCTGAAGGTGAAGGCCGCGCATAAATGCCGGCTGCTGCCGCTCGGCATGGCGCTCGGCACCGTGGTGCTCGGCGAGCCGGTGCTGTCCTGCGATCTGTTCAAGCTGAACGTCGCCGATAGTGATCGCGGTCAATTCAATTGGGCTTGGCCTGTGAGCTGCATTCGGCCGTTTGCGCCGCCGTTTCCTGTTCGCGGCTCGCAGGGCTTCTTCGATGTCGATGTGTCGGATGATCTGTTGCGAGGTGCGGCATGATGGAAGCCGGCATCCGCGAGATCCTCGATAACAACGCCATCGTTGGCGCGCCAAAGCTCGGCGCGCGGCGGTTCTGGACGACGACGGAGGAAGCGATCCTTCGGGATAATTACGAGCGGTTCGGCGTGGCCGGTTGCGTTAAGCTGTTGCCCGGACGGACTGCGAACTCGATCTACAATCATGTCGGCGTCATGGGGCTGCGCCGGGCGGGCCGGTCGACCCACAACTTCCGCAAACAGATCTGGACGTCAAATCCGCAGATCGACGCGCTGATCACCCGCGTCGTGCAGGGAACGCCGCGGCGAAACATGATGAAGGATCTGGCGCGCACCGTCGGTCGGCCGCGCTGGTGGGTGTCGAAGCGGGCGATCCAGCTCGGTCTGACGACGCCGCGTTTCAAGGAAGCGCGTTGGACCGAAGAGGAACTTGAACTGGCGGTCGCCAACGCGCATCGGACGCCGCGCACCATCCGCAAAATGCTGCTGGCGAAAGGTTTCAAGCGCAGTGAAACCGCGATCCTCGTCAAGCTCAAGCATGAGGGCTACGCCACCGGCCGGAACGCCGACGATAATCATTACACCGCGCACGCGTTGGCGTCGGCCTTCGGCGTCGATGGCAAGACGGTGACGCGCTGGGTCGCAATCGGATTGTTGCGCGCGCGCAAACGCGGAACCGAACGTGTTTCAGCGCAGGGTGGCGACGAATGGCGGATTCATCGCAGCGACGTCCGCGCCTTCATCATCGGCAACGTCAACACCGTCGATTTCCGCAAGATCGATAAATTCTGGCTGGTCGATCTCCTCGCGCACAAGGAAGGCGTGTGATGCTGGAGGACCTCGTCGACGAAATTATCATCGACAGCTTCGCCGGCGGCGGCGGGACGTCGGAAGGCATTGTCGCGGCGCTCGGCCGCGATCCCGACATCGCGGTGAACCATGACCGCTTCGCCCTGGCGATGCACCGAATCAATCATCCAAACACCAAGCACGCCGTCGAGGACGTGGTCACCGTCGATGCCGTCTCGATGTGCGCCGGCCGGCCGATCGGCATGTTGTGGATGTCACCGGATTGCAAGGATCACAGCAAGGCGAAGGGCGGCAAGCCGCGCGACAAGAATATTCGCGGTCTCGCTTGGGCGGTGTTCGGCTGGGTCAAGGCGCTGCCGGAATGGCAACGACCGCGCGTCGTGTTCCTTGAGAACGTCGAGGAATTTCAGGACTGGTCGCCGTTGCTGCCGAACGGCAAGCGTGACGCCCGTGCGAAGGGTGTGATCTTCGAACAGTTCGTCGCGGCGTGGCGCGCGCTCGGCTACGGCCAGATCGAATGGCGCGAGCGCCGCGCCTGGCGCGCCGGCCGCAAGCTGCAGGCCGCAACGATCCGCAAGCGCCTTTACATGATCATCCGCCGCGATGGCGAGCCGATCGTGTGGCCCGAACCCTCGCATGGTGATCCTTCGTGTGCGGACGATGCCGCGAAGATTGCCGCCGGCCTCGTGACACCATGGAAGCCCGTTGCGGATTGCATCGACTGGTCACTGCCGTGCCCGTCGATCTTCGATACGTCGGCCGAGATCAAAGCGAAGTTCGGTATTCGAGCCAATCGGCCGCTGGTCGACAACACCATGGCGCGCATTGCCAAGGGGACGTATCGCTACGTGCTTGAGGCGGCGAAGCCGTTCATTGTTCCTGTGACGCATGTGGGTGATCGGCGCGCGAACTCCGTCGATGAGCCGCTGCGGACGATCACGACGGCGAAGCGTGGCGAACACGCTGTGGTGACGCCGTTCATTACCAAATTTCAGACCGGGTCAGTCGGACATGCTGCGACCGAACCTCTGCACACCATCACCAGCCATGCCAGCGACCACCACGGCGGCGGTGCCGCGCCGATCGGGATCGTCACGCCGGTTCTGGTCGGCTGCGGCGGCCGCGCGGCTCAGACCGAACCGCGCTCGGCGAACGAGCCCGTTATCACGCAGACCGGCAAGCCCGACCTGTGCTTGGCATCGGTCCACCTGTCGACCATGCGCAATTCGCAGAAGCCGTTCAATGAGGCCGACAAGCCAGCGCATACACTCACCGCCGGCGGCGCGAACCTCAGCGTCGTCAGCGCCTTCATGGCACAGCATACGGCGGGCTCGCATCCCGGCGTACCAGCGAAGGCCATGGACGAGCCCGTATCGACCATTACCGCCGCCGGCAGCCAACAGTCTCTCGCCGTTGCGCACATGGTCAATCTGCACGGCTCGGCCCGCCGCGGCGCGTCGGCATCGGAGCCGTTGCGCACATTGACGTCGGGCGGCACCCATGCCGGGACGGTGCTAGGCTTCCTCGCCAAGTATTACGGCGCGGGACTACCGAGCCAGGATTGCGCCGAACCGTTGCATACCGACACGGCAAAGCCGCGCTTCGGCTTGGTGAAGGCCGCCGCGGCATTGCCGCCGTTCGGCCCGGAGCATTGGGAGCGCGCCCGACAGGTTGCGGCGTTTCTGCGCGCGCACGGCTATTGGGACGATCGCGAGTTCGTCACCATCGATATCGATGGCGTCACCTTCGTGATCATCGATATCGGTATGCGAATGTTGACGCCGCGCGAACGCTTTACCGCGCAAGGTTTCCGGTCCGATTACATCATCGATCGTGGCATCCTCGAGGATGGCACCGAGATCAAGTTCACCGCCGAGCAGCAAGGCTACATGTGCGGCAACTCGGTGTGTCCGCCTGAAGCTGAGGACCTGATCCGTGAGAACTATCAGCCGCGCCAGGTGCGCCGGCCGCGCGCAACGCCGCGATCTGCGCCATTGCTGGAGGCGGCAGCATCGTGACAGTGGCGAAGAACCGGCATCAATGGGGCAAGCCGCAGCGTTACCTGCACAAGACGGAACGCGTCTGCATCAAGTGCGGATTGGTCAAGGTCACCCGTCATGAGGCGGAGGGCCCGCGCGATCTGCACTGGATGGAATATTGGCGCGGTCTCGATCAGATCAAATCGCATACGACGCCGGCGTGCGAGCCGCAGACTGTGCAGGTGTCGACATGACCGTCTACGTCGACGATGTCCGACATCAGTTCGGCCGCATGGTGATGTGCCACATGTGGGCCGACAGTCTCGATGAGCTGCTCGCCATGGCCGACCAGATCGGCGTCGCGCGACAGTGGCTTCAGGGTCACCCGACGTTGTCGTTCGGAAAACACCGCAATGCGTCGTGGGTCCACTTCGATATCGCCGCCAGCAAAAAGATGCGTGCCCGCCAGCTCGGCGCGGTGCTGACAGACAAGTTCGGCCCGCTCGAATACCTCGCCAAGATCGATATCGCCACCGGCGACGCCGAACATGTCGCGCGCGGCGAAACGAAGCTGCGGCAAATCGCGGCGAGCCGCGCCTTGTGACGAATTCCAGTGTCAGTTGCGTACCGCGTCCGTTGAAATCCTGACCTTCGAGAGACAACCATGAGCATCAAGGCCATGACATGGGCCTTCGAGCTGCCGCTCGAACCGCGCGCCAAGATCGCGTTGCTGGCGATCGCCGACAACGCGCGCGATGACGGTGTCGCCTGGCCATCGCGGGACACCATCGCAGCGAAGTCATCGCAGTCGCGCGCCACGGTCGGCCGGCGCGTCAAATATCTCGTCGAGCATGGCGTGATCTCCGTCCATCAGCGATTTCGCGAGGACGGCACACAGACGACGGATGAAATCCATCTCAATCTAACGTTGACGCCGGACGAACTGGCGCGGCGGCTCGATTCATCGCGCGTCGACGATGCCGATGACGTTGGCGGCGACGACGAATCCGGCGCTGATGGGGGAGGGTGTCAGGCTGATACCCTAGGGTCGCACTCGTGCAACCCGGGGGTCGCAGTCGTGACAGGGGGAGGGTTGCACTCGTGCAACCCCCATAATGAACCGTCACTTGAACCAGAGTCTCCCCCCAGCCCCCCTCCGGGGGGGAGTGGTCCGCTGTCGAAAGAGGATCGGGAGGCAAACGAGAAACGGCAGACGTTGTGGCGACGGTTCCTCGCAACGTACCCCGGTATCGCCACGATGGATCAGCAGGCAGCGGGCGATGAGTTCAATCGGCTGGCGTTGAGCGATGCGGAATGGGCGGTTGCTGCTAGCGGATTGTATGATACCGATTGCCGCAAGCTGCGGAAGCCGCCAAAGAACGCGCACCTTTGGCTGCGCAAGCGGATGTTCGGCAACTTCCCGCGCGATGCGACGGCGGCCAAGGCCAGCACCAGCGCCTACGTCCGCATCGATCCGTCGTCGGTTGAGGGCCGGGCGGTGATCGCAGTGTGCACGCTGGCGCGGGCATCGCGACCGTTCTCGTCGGGCGACGGCAAGATGAACTATCGCGGCGAGATCACACCGCAGTTGCTGGCGCTGGCGGATGCGCCGCCCCGCGATGACTGGCTCAAGATCAGCGATCGACAGCAACTCGGGGCATGGGGCGGCTTCATCAGCAAGTACGTCACCACGTCGCGCGCTCCGATGGAAACCGACGACGACGGGCCGTTTCTCCGGGCGCCATGGTCATGGCCGCCACGGGTGGATGGAACGCTTTGCGATGATGGGCAATCGGGAGAGAGCGAGTGAAACCTGCTGACGCGACGCAATGGCGCGTCGGCGATATCGTCGACGTTGTGCAAGATCAGTTGGTGCCGACGCCGTCGCCGGCCTGGCATCTTGTCCAGGTGATGTCGGGCCGCGAGCGAACCATCGCCGAGTTCCTACACCGCTACAAGTTCGAAACGTATTATCCGCTCACCACGGTGATGAAGACGGTGCCACGCAAACGGCTTTCGGCAAAACAGCGTCGCAGCAGAGCGCGGATTATGCGGCCGAAGATCGTACCGTTACTGCCGGGCTACCTTCTGGTGTTGATGGACATGGCGTCGGGCGACTGGCATTCGCTGTTTCGCCTGGCCGGCGTGCATGGCGTGTGGTGTGAGGGCGATCTACCGGTACCGATCAGACAACGGGACCTCGACAATCTCCGCTGGCGCGAGGTCGATGGAGTGATACCCGGCGACGTGACGCTTGCCTCGCTGTTCTGCGGTAAAGTCGGGGATCAGGTGCGGATCGTGTCCGGACCATTTGCATCGTTCCCGGCTGTAATCGAGGAATTGCCTCCGGGTTATCAACCGGGCCAGCGTCTCGATGAACTTGACGAATCGAAACGAGTGACGCTTCTTATCAACATCTTCGGTCGACCGACGCCCACCCACCTTTCGATTGGTGAATACGAGCCGGTCTGACAGCGCAAAGCGCAACAGCCACCCCCGTAGCCACCCGGAGTGCAGCGCATGCCATGTCCAAGCCTCGCCCGCGCGGGGCTTTGTCATTTCAGGACATAGGGTGTGATCCATCGTCACCGCGCGGGAGACGTCGCCATGAAGTAGCTCATCGCACCATAACCTTCAGGGAGAGCCCGGCCTGCATGTCCGCAGCGCCGGGCTTTTGCGTTCATAGGGTGAGCGGTCGCAATGGTGTGGTCGCTGCCCTCCTTGTGCGTTTCCTCCCTAGACTTGCGGGCTGCTGTCATCGGTCGATGCGGCAGCCCATTGTTTGAGATGCCCAAACGTCCGTCGATGTTCCGACCTCACGGTGCGCCGTCGGCCATTGAGCGCGTTGCAAAGTACGAGCAGCGGCGAGGTACGGCGCGTGAGCGCGGATACGATGCGCGTTGGGATGAGGCGTCGAGGGCGTTTCGGGGTTCTCATCCGCTGTGCTTGGGATGCAGTGCCGTTGGTCGGACTACGCTGACGGACGTATGCGATCATATCATCCCACATCGTGGCGACATGGTTCTGTTCTGGGACCCGGAGAACAGGCAGCCGGCATGCAGTTGGCATCACTCGGTGGTGAAACAGATGCTGGAACAACAGTTCGACGATGGCGAGATCGCAGCCGATCAATTGCGTCTCGACAGTGCCGCTGCGGTCGAACTGACGCTGGAACTCATGCCACCCCCAGGGGGGGTCTGAAAGTCTGGGGCCGAGGGGGTCGGAC